CGCTTCGAACATGGAATCCGATATGACAAATTATTTGAAGTCATTGCCATGTTTCAAGCCAGTGATAACGCTGAACCCCAATCATGCACGAAGGCACAAGAACCGGCGATTGACCTCACGTCGCCGCTTTGTCCGACTATCAAGGAAGACAACGATTTTACGCAAATGATAGAATCCGACCCCGATCTAAAAGCATTTATACAAAATTCGAGAAATACGACAGCGGCCCCAACTGTCTATATTGATCATTACAATAGGCTCAAAAAACGATTGTACCCCTACAATAAAATTATGGCACACGTCAATGAAGGACTGCTGCCAAAACATGTGGTCGCCGAGCGATTGAAAGCGTACCACGCTGAGCAACGCGAAAAGAAAATTGATAAAAAAGCGAAAGCATCAAAACGCGCGGCAGATAACATCAAAAATATGGTGTCGCAGAAAATGAAAGATTACAATGCGACAAAAATATTGCCCCCACCACTGCAAAAAGAAAAATTCGAAATGCACGCTAAGGTAGCAGAAGTAGAAGATGTGGATGAAGATATAGTGGGGTTGGCAAGGGGGAGGGCGAGGTTGAGAACACCAGATGCATCTGATTCCGGGGACGAATCAGATAATGAACCAGCATCTGTGAATATGGGATTACTGAGTTATGCTTATAATTGTATAAGCACCACTTGGCCGGTTCAACAAATTAAATTGAGTCTCTTCGGGAAATGGAGATTCCTATGTTTCAAGAACAAAATTGCATCATTATTGTGTGGAGCACTGGGATATGGCATTACACAATTCATACAATTGGTTGTCAATTTTATAATTGATAAAATGGGATTCACATCCAATTTCTTATCGGCGCCAGCTTTTTTGATAATCTCACAAATGTTTAGTGTGATTAGTGCGTGGACCTTCTTCAAATTAGCTGTGGACATGGTTAATCAAATCCGAGTTGAACGTAAGTACGAATACACTCCGACGCAACATGCGATTACACTATTGGACACGGCTAAAAACGCACAGGATGACCGAATTGAACATGTAAGAGCCCTCCCTATGAAGTACGAAAGTTACTTAACACAGGTTGAGGAAAAATGTACTGTCGTATATGCACGTCGCGACCATTACGGCAGGTTGAAATATGAAATGGACCATAAAGAATTAGCGCGAAATATGATAACAATAGACGCGCAAATCGCGACACATATGCTGACGAATCGAAACGTCAGCCAATTGAACACACCAGAAGCGGTAATGACGAGACTCCAAGATGCGACAAGTTACGCGGGTTACGTTGCATTGCCGCGTACTGAACACTTTAATGATGAGATACTGAATAACACAGCACGATTTTGTGCGGGGGTAGTATTTCACAGTAGAGTGGCACATGCACATTCGAGTTACATAAGCCAGCTTTTTCAGCCAGAGGGGCCGTTGCGAATATACACTTCAAGAGCATTCCGCAAATTGAGGGCGTTTACAAGCCAAAACGCAAGAGAACTATTTTGTATGGGTATCACATCGGTGATCCAGGCTTGCAGATTGCTCCGCACGGCCCCGTTGACGACGATATCAAATGCATGCGCACTGCTGCTCCATGGCCTGACCCAGATAGACGGAATGACATGGCGTGTTCTATTCTTCATTTTTCTCCTTTTGTACAGCCCAAACCAGATGTATCTCATCCTGAGAACGTTATAGCTGGAGTGTCAAAAAGGATGAGTAATCAGCGGTTACCACACGACCGCCAGATGCGAAATGAATTTAATGTGTGGGTAAAAAATTTTGTGCGGGAAACATTTGAACCAATACCCGAAGATTATGATTTTTCATTTGAATATTGGATAGAAAATACCGGGTACCCGCTGTGGAGGAAAAAAGAATTGGCCCTAGTCAAAGATCAAATGAAGGATTCTACAGAGATAGACGATGAAAAAATGTTGTATACGCAGATGGGCGAAATAAAATTATTTATTAAAGACGAGAGTTACCCTGAATACAAATATCCGCGAGGAATATGGG